TTATCGACAATGCAAGTCCATTTGGAGCCAACCTGCACAACCGTGGCCCGCCCCTGAATAGACACCATGTCCAGAGATTTTCTTAGTGAATAGAATTGATCTAAGTAGATATTAACTGTATAGCCTTTTTCATCGCACCAGTTAGCCCATGCAAGGAAGTCGGAATAGATTATTTTGCTATGGGGAATATTGCCCAAGTAAACATTATGCAGCAGATGATAGGAGGCCCAAGCAGGGTTGGTGGCCGGTTTGTTTTCGTATGCCTCACCAGTCCAGACAGGAACAGTGGACTTGGCAGCCAAACAGGTAATCGTAGGCATTCCACCTGATAACTGATCGGTTGCTAATGCTCGTACAGCTAAAAGAGAAGTTCCGGGGTAGGTGAAATCGTCATAAACAATTTCCTCTAAATATTCAAAGTAGGTATTATTGGAGTATCTGACACCAGAACCAGGGGCAGCATGAAATTTCACCCGAACATCATATTGGCCTGCGGGTAAATTAGATACAGGTTTGGTATAACGGACAGCGGAATTGGTAGCGTTTGAAAGCGTTATTACTCCTGCATTGCTCCATGACAAATCCCCAACCTTCTTATATTCAATGTCAAGAGATACACTTGTAGCATCCAACCCGCCATTATCATTAGCATAATATAGTCCATTCGGACACACAATGCCAACCAGCAAGCCATCAACGGCATTCCCTGTTGTTCTGTGGGTTGACCATTCAGTAGATACTTTATAACCTACACTTACATCCGTGCGGGTATTATTAAAATAGGGAATTACCGATTGATTTATCTCCCCTAACCGTGTGTCAACCGTAACGCCTGAATAGATTTCAGCGGGATTATTGTTGATTAGAATATTCGAGATTGAATCAACAGAATGATCGGCAATGGCATAAAGCAAGTTGAGATATTGGGAATTATGTATGGTTTCTACGTATTTACCTATTAATGGAGGGGTAATGCGAACCGTTCCGAACAAAACAGGCAATGCCGATCCCTCTGACTGGATATTTGAAGTATTCCCCCAACCGTAAGTTGCCGATTTTTCGGTATCAGCAGAAGTTCCAACTAAATCAGGCGTATTCAGGGGTAAAAGGGCGTTAATTAAACAGCTTGCGCCCATATTTAAAGTTGCGGCTATGGCGGAGGATACGGCCAGTATTCCGATATTTTCTGTTATGCCCATCATGCTTGCCGCTGCTGGCCCTAATGTACTATAGGATACAACTGTAACAGCAACCATTACCGCAATCGTCAATACAGCCCTTAATGCTTTATTGCCGCCTCCACCGCCCCCTTTAGGCACAGCAGCGAATACAACGGACATTCCAGATGAGGGACAAAGATCGAGATAATTTTCTTCAACAACACTTCCATTAATAGACACAACAACTTCATATCCATCAGGATCAACCGAAGCAATATCATCCATCATCTGCCTGATAGATAGCCCTGAATCATATAATTTAGAAACCCTTGAGCCTTCAGCTAATGGATCAAAGGGATTCAAGACACAAGTAGCCAGAACTTTATTTACAGGTATTAAGGATTTGATTGCTTGCTTTGCTTCTTCCATTAATTTACCCTCTTATCGCATTCCCTTTATCGTATTCTTCCTGTAGTATCTCTCTTGCAGTATCTCTCTTATAATATCCCTTGATCTTGTTCTTGAAGTATCCGTGGTCTGTTCTGATAATATGTGCGCCGATGTTTTCCAGTGTATGAATAATCTGATTTTCTCCCACATACATTCCAATATGCTGACAAACATTAGGGGATTTGGCGTCAATCGCAAACACGACCAGACACCCTTCCTCCGGCTTCGATAGCTTAACCCAACCACCTGTAATTGCTTCATTTAAAACCGTAGCATGAATCTTGACGGAATCATAGCAGCATATTTTAAAGTCCGGCCACTTTTGTCCATAGATTTCAGCGACTTCCAAGCATAAACCGTAACAATCCAGCCCGTTCCTATCTCTTCCGCCATCAAGAAATGGTATTCCAATTAATTCGGCAATCTTCTTACGCAATCAGAATTCCTCCAGTTCCAACGCCCGGAAACCCGCCAAATCGGTCAGAATTATTATAAGATCGACATGCGACAAGGGTTTTATCGCAAGCAACTTCCTCTCCTGCATATCCACATCGGGCATCTTTAAACTTGTATCTGCAAGTGTTTTTCAGCAACCTCCCCTGTGGAACCCTGATTGTGTAGGTATTTGTAGCACCCAATGTAAAGGTAGCCCATTCAGCATTAGTTTTTGGCTGTTTAAGGACAAAAGAATGCTCAACTTCAGGATCGCAATTTCCATCCGCTAATATAGCTTTGGTATTGACAACGTAGATATTGACTGTGATTGGGGTATAGCCGTTTGTTTTACAGTATGAATCATATGCTTGCAGATACGACTCCATTGCCCTTGAGATATTAGCTACACGAATATCTATCTGTGGAATCTCGCCCTTGCTTGTATCCCCTATCTCATCTATTTCAAAGGGAAACGCAACCCAGGTATATGTTTTCCAAGTTAAATCCTGATTATCCCGGACTACACGTATAGGATCGTCTAAGCCGGGAATTGTGATTTCCAAGCAGGGTAAAAATATAGAATCTGTAGCGAGTTTGTTTTTTTCTTCAATAGCGATGGATGACAGAGTAGGGAACATGTTGTTTCCTTTGGTTTATGTTTATGTTATTTTTAAACTTCCTCTATTGGACACTGGATATCCGTTCTGCCTGTCTTTGTATGCCACTTGGATTTAATGGTATCGCCCGAAAACGTGCAGTTATGGGTTACACTGGTTATGGGATGTGTCCAGTAAAACATCGATCCCTGATTGTTGTCAAAGAAGGTTTCCAATGTCTGATAATCCGTTTCCGATAGATATTTCCAATTTAGCGGGAACTTCTTTCTGCTTCTGGAAGCGGTAAGTCGGGTTTGCGTGTAATTGGCTTCAAATTCTGTTTTCTTTGCAGGTTTATAATGCTCCTCTTCTATTCCAATGGTAGGTTGGGGAAGGGTAGAGGGCCATGAATTCATACTATCGACCTCCCGTTAAAACATCCCTGAGTCCATAGGCGTTACGGTTTACAGCATCTATCACCACACTCACAACATATTCCCGCCCATTGAAGGTTGTTTCTGATTTGGTGGATTTCAGTGGCGTTCCTGATTCATTTTTTAATTCCACTTTGATGTTGGTTTGGGATGATCCACTTTCCGCTTCAACTCCCAACCGCCCGTTGTTTAGTCGTTTCAGGGGCATAACCGCTTCAGGGCCAGCCTCACCAATTAAAGCGTTTCCTTTCGCCATCGGGATCGTAGTGGGATTGCTATAGATACCTTGATAGAAAGATGCCCCTTGAGCAAAAGGCACAGCCGCACCGCCATTGAAGGCATCCCCATAGGCTTTAGGCGCAAGTGACCAATCAACAGAAAAAGTACTTGCACCAACATTTCCCATTGTCGGCATAGCGGTGATGGCATTGGTTGCAGGCGCAAACATATTTCCCGTTATAGCACCAATCGACTTAACTAATGCTTCCTGAATCTGAATCCGAATCAAATCCTTAATAATGCTGTTTGCCAACGAACTAAAGTCAACTTTCCCACTTACACAGAACTCAGCCAACTCATTCGCCGTTCCTTTGATTGCTGATTGGACAGTATTAAATCCAGCGGTTCCCATTGTTTTGGTAGTATTTATTAAGTCAAGTATTCCCGCTTTAGCTCCTGCAACAAAATCTTCACTTGCCTGTGCCATTTTAATATAGGCTTGTTCCGCAGCGGCTTGTTTTCTCGCCATTACTTTTTCAAAATCAGCACCATCTTTAAGGTTACGTGCCGCTTCGGTTTCTATTTCATTTAATCTCGCCTTATAAGCCTCCTGCTCCCATCCACGAATATCGGCAATCAGGTCGTAGTTGAGCTTTGCGATTCTTGCGGCGTTTTCAGTTTCCTTTTCCAGAATAGCGGCGTTCTTGTTTTCATTGATTTTGGCAAGATCAGCAGCTAATTCTTCATCTGATATCCGTCCTTTAGCCGCTAATGCTAATTCAGTTAATTCTCTTTCTTCCTTCTGAGCATCGGATATGATTTTGTTGATTGCCCGTTCATTTTCCGTAGCAGCAAAATCATACTTCCCCTCTACAATTTCCTTGTATTTTTTAGCCGCATCCTCAACTATCTTTTCCGCTTTATCTTCGGCTTGTTTAATTGCTTCGGTGTCTTTTGCTAATTGGGCTTCATCAACCAAACCATACATTTCATTTTTTTGCTTCTTGGAGATTTTCCACGAATCAATCCTGTCTTTGCGCTTAAGTGCTTCCTCTT